ACACAGACGTTCGGTTACTGCTGTAGTTCTTGAGAATCAAGAAAAAGCCTTTATGGAGGAGCGCAACTTAAATGAAGCGGCCGCCAATAACGCTACCGGTTCAGGCGTAGATAACTGGGATCCAGTACTTATCTCTTTAGTGAGACGTGCGACTCCAGCTATGTTAGCATTTGATCTAGTTGGCGTACAGCCAATGACTGGACCAACTGGTCTAATCTTTGCAATGAAATCACGTTATACAACTCAAGGTGGAACTGAAGCATTATTCGGCGAAGCTGATACTGGTTTCTCTGGTGCTGCTTCTGGCGACACTGGTACTGCTGATGCAGACAACAACGACCCTTTTGCTGGTGACGATGGTGCTGGTTCTGGTGCAGACCAAGACGACGATACTGTTCATGAGTATCAGCCTGGTTCTGGTAACGCTACGGCAACTGCTGAAGCTCAAGGAACTAGTGGTTCACCTGCTATCCCTCAAATGGCGTTTTCAATCGATAAGACTACTGTGACTGCAAAGTCTCGTGCTCTTAAAGCTGAATACACTACTGAATTAGCGCAAGACCTTAAAGCAATTCATGGTCTTTCTGCTGAGACAGAACTTGCGAACATCCTTTCAACTGAAATTCTAGCTGAAATGAATCGTGAGATTATCCGTTTAGTAAACGTTAATTCGAAGACATCTACTCGTGGCGCAGTCGCTAGTATATGGAACGCAACTAATGCTGCTGATAACGGTGGTGCTCGTTGGTCTATCGAACGTTACAAAGCTCTAGTTCAAGCAATTGAGCATGAAGCTAACAAAATTGCTGTTGACACACGTCGCGGTAAGGGTAACTGGGTAATGGTATCTAACAACGTTGCTGCTGCATTAAATGCTGCTGGCGTTATGGATACTGGTATGGGTGCATTAGGTGCACAACAAATGGATTCTGACGTAACTGGTTCACTTAGAGCTGGTACTTTAAACGGCAACATAGCTGTTTACGTTGATCCATATGCTGGTGTAGATTACTTTACTTGTGGTTATAAAGGTTCAAACCCTTATGACGCTGGTATGTTCTATTGCCCGTATGTTCCATTAAGCATGATGAAGACAATTGGTGAGAATGATTTCCAACCAAGAATCGGATTTAAAACTCGTTACGGTATTGCTGACAATCCTTTTGTCACTGCAGGTAACGGCAACAATGTATACTACAGAAAACGTAAGGTTACTAACCTGTAATTTTTTAGGTACACAAGAAGATCCCCCTTTATTGGGGGATTTTTTTTAACTATAAATAGATCATGGGAAATCAGAGAATCAAAATCGAAAAACGTTCAGCGACAAAATATTTTAAGAATCAAGGTCCTGGTCACTGGCCTAGTCACAAAAGAAGCCTCGCCGGAAGCATAAGTGATGTTGTGCCGATTAATCCTGAAAATGGTCTCCCTCAGATAAGGCATGTGCATAACCCTGACTATGCATATTATATGGTATGTTATTTAGGTGGTCAATGTGGTTCATGGTTGACTTGGTTAATTAATCAACACACTAGTTTTCCTAAATATCTAGTACATGTAAAACCTGGCGATCGTGATGTAGGATGTTATGATGCCGATGTATGGAATAACGGAACAGAGTATTACACTGCAAATACATCTGAGAGAATGCTTGAGTCATTTAGGAGAGATAATGGTATTCCTTCAGTTACTAAAAGCTGTATAAAAGTAGGGCCTAATCACAATTTAGGCATGCGATATGAAAAAAATAAATATAGATGTGCTGCAATAGATCAGGAGCTATACCATGAGATAGCGGATAGATTTAACATTAAGAAAGTAATAGTTCCTGTAGTGTATAAGACTCACTATGAATCACTACTTATTAGAGCTTCCTTAATTTTTAATGAGCCAGTAGAGATAAGAAGAAAGAATTGGAAAGGATGGCCGATATATATTAAGCATAAACAGCCATATGATGACAGAGCAGTGTATATAGATATTGGTAAACTTATAGATGGTGACATGGATGAATACCAAAAGATATTAGATGCTATAGAAGAAGAACCATTATCAAACATAAATGAATTAATAACGGAGTATAAAAGCTTTATAAATATATAGTATGCCAAACTTTTTAAATCCATCGTCGTTTGTTTTAACCCTAGATAGCCAAACCTATTCTGGTGCAGAATTCACGATTCAAACAATGATCCTCCCAGATGTATCTGCGGATGGAGCAGTATTAAATTACCAGCAAATAGATATTGCAATGGCCTCAGATAAAATTACATTTGGAGCATTCGAGATATCGTATCTTATTGATGAAGATCTATTAAACTATAAAGAGATCTTTGATTGGATTAAAGGTAACGTAGAGTCAAACCATACAGCAACGAATCATACTAGGGATCTAACCCTAACTATTATGAACTCAGCAAACAATGTAACAAAACAAATCAAATTTGTGGATGCTTTCCCGACAATGATTTCATCCCTACCATTTGATATCACAACAACTGATGTAGAATATCTTACTGCAGTTGTATCTTTTAAATACTCCTACTATCAATTCTTATAAATAAACTGGGTAACGAAGCCCCACAATGACAACGAAGTCCTTTTTAATTTAAAAGGAATACACAATGAAAACATTACTAGAATACGTATGGCTAGATGCCGATGAGCAATTACGTAGTAAAATAAAGATTGCAGATGGTGACATCAATACATTAGAAAAAGTTCCATCCTGGTCTTATGACGGTTCGTCAACTGGCCAAGCTCCTGGCAATCATTCAGATTGCATATTAACCCCAGTCAAAATCTATTATAATCCATTCCATTTTAATGGTTGGCTTGTATTGTGTGATTCAGATAAAAGAAAAGCTATAACATTTGAAGATAAAGATAGTTATTGGTTTGGCTTTGAACAAGAATATTTTATAATGAATGGTGGTAATAGACCATTAGGTTGGCAAGCTGAAGATCCTGGACCTCAAGGACCATATTATTGTGGTGTAGGTGCAAGTAAAGTTGCTGGACGTAAAGTAGTTTCTGATCATATGCTTAAGTCTATTAATGCAGAGATTAACATTACTGGTACAAATGCTGAGGTTGCATTAGGTCAATGGGAATATCAAGTGTTTAGTAAAGGTGCAAAGAATGCTGGGGATGATCTTTGGATGAGTAGATATATATTAGAAAGAGTTGCAGAAGAACATGGCTATGATATTAATATACAACCTAAACCTGTGAAAGGTGATTGGAATGGTAGTGGAATGCATACAAACTTTAGCACAGATGAAATGAGAAACAAATCAAACCTAGGTGTTTACCACGATATACTTAGTAGGATGAGTAGTAAACATGATGAACATATAGCAGTCTACGGTAAAAACAATGACCAGAGATTGACTGGCATGCATGAAACAGCATCTATTGATCAGTTTACGTATGGTGAGGGAAACAGAGGAGCAAGTGTGAGAATACCTGTAGAAACTGTTGAATCAGGTTATACAACTGGTTACTTAGAAGATAGAAGACCTGCGTCAAATGCAAATCCATATGACATTACCAGAGTGCTTATAAATACAATATATGGAAAAACAAATTGAAAAATGGATAGGTGAATTTGTATCTGTACATAACGAAGCTCTTGGCAGTGTACCCTGTCCATATGCTAGGAGCGCGTTAACAAGATATGAAGAGACACAAAACATAGGTGAGTCTTTAGCTAATACATTAAATAATTGGTCAGATGATGTGCATGTAGTTGTGATACATACAGCTACAGAAAACTATACACCTGAAGAATTACAAAGTATTGTAAAGCAATTTAATGCTGTAGCAATGCCACAGGATATTGTTGCACTAGAAGATCATCCAGATGATGAGGAAAATATTAATGGTGTCAAAATGAACTTTGGCAAATGCATATTAGTATTAGTACAAAGACTTAGTGTGATCAATAGGAAAAGCTTAGCATTAAAAGACCAAGGGTATTATGATAATTGGTCAGAAGATAATTTAAATGACGTTGTTAATTGGAGATTTAAATGAGTTACTCGTATGCAAGGATTAATTTAGCTAAAACAAATTATAAGAAGATAGGGTCACATGAAATTCTGCTTAATCCTGATCCTAAACAACTAGATGAAATATATGCAAAGTATTGTAATCATCATAAGTTCAATAGTGTCATGCCGCTGTTTGATATTGAGTATGCAGAGAATACTATAATAGGATATTATAACGGAGATGTACTTGTAGCATTTAGTATGATAGCTGAATATAATGAACATAATGCTGAGTGTTATCAATTTGCTTGGGACTATGTCAA